TTCTCCAACCTGACGCCCGGCCAGCGCGATCGCCAGACGATCGTGGACACCTACCCGCAGTTCGTCGCGCGCGTCGCCGCCACGTTCAAGTTCTCCTCGATCATCAACGGCGACAACGATTGGGTCGCGGTCGAGGCGACGGGCCACGACGGCGCCAAGGACCCCACCACGCTGACCTGGGCCGAGCAGTATCGTGACGCGCTGCTAGGCGGCCTGACCGATCCCTCGACCGGCTTCCTGGAACAGTATTTCGCGATGCTCCTGGAGCGCGAGGTCTACGGCAACGGCCGCCTGTACGGCGGCGATCGGCCGGGCCAGCTGCCGATCGTGCGCTGCTCGCCGATGCGTGACAGCGCCTGGGAGGCCGGCGCCGGCCACGAGCCCGACACGCATTTCTGGCGCCAGTCGCTGAGCGCCGCTGAGTGGGCGAAGAAGTTTCCCAACAAGCTGTTGGGCGATGCGGTGACGGATGCGGCCAAGAGTGTCATCGGGCGCGACCGGCCTTTCACGTTCATCCACGCGCTGCTGGAGAACCCCGGCTGGTCGCCGACCGAGGCCGACCAGGTGCCGACCAAGCGGCGCTACCTGTCGGTCTGGCTGAACGAGCAGGAAAAGGTCCTGGTCCAGGCCGCCTGGCGCAGCAGTCGCAGCTACGAGGCGTTCCGTGGTCGCATGCGGCCCGGCGAGAATTACGGCCGCGAGGGCGGCGACGAGGCGCTGGAAGAAGCCTTGATGGCGCAGCGCGTGCGCGTCGCGGTGATCCGCTCGATGGAAAAGGCCATCGACCCGGTGATGCTGCTGCCGGACGACGGCGTCATCACGCCGCCGACCAACGAGCCCGAGGGCGCGATGGTGGTAAAGTCCGAGCTGCTGACGCGGGCCAACGATCCGATCCGCTACATGAAAAGCGAGGGCCGGCCCGACCTCGGCATGGAGTTCCTGCGCGACGGCATCTACGGCTCGCTCGATCGCGCTTTCGGCAAGGACCTCTACACGCTGCCGCGCGAGCCGCGCATGCTCGACGGCCAGATCGTCGGCCTGCAGGAGGAACAGAGCCGGGGCACCGTGCCGCTGATCGTGCCGCTGTTCGCGCCGACCGCGCGTTTCCTCGGCCACATCGCCAGCATCATGGGGCGCCAGGGCCGCCTGCCCAGGCCGCCGCGCGCGGCGCACAAGCTCACGCTCAGTTTCAAGTTCAAGAACCCTCTGGAACGCGCGAGCCGCCTGGCCGAGGTGCGCGCCTTCATGCAGGCCATGTCGATCCTGGTCCAGGCGGTCCAGGTCGATCCTGGCGCGCGGCACGCCATCAAGGTCATCGAAGGCGTGCAGTATTGCGCGCGCATCCTGGGTGTTCCGGAAAGGCTCATCACGCCGCCCAAGGAGTTGGCGGCGCTGCTCGATGCCGACCAGAAGGCGGCGATGCAGAAGATGCAGCTTGACCAGGCCAAGGACGTGACCACGGCGGTCAAGAACGCCGGCACCGGCCTGTCCGGTTTCGTGCAGCCGCAGCAGCTCCAGGCGGCCGCATGAACCAGCCGCACGACACGCGCTCTGTCGCTGCTGCCTTGGGTGATGCCGAGAACACCCGGTATCGCGCCACCGAGGCGCTGACCGCCGCCTACCAGGCGGTGTTCGACGGCAACCCGTCGCGGGACGACCAGGCGATGGTCAAGAACGACCTCTCGGATTTCTGCGGCATGCGCACGGCGATGCTGCGGGGCACGTTTCACGAAACAGCGCAGGCGGTCGGCATGTTTCGTGTCTGGCAGCGGATAGACGCCTTCCGTTTTCCGCGCGCCCAACGTCCGCCGGACGTTGCCACGCTCGCGACCGCGATCGACGGGCCGCTGCCACCGGCCACACCCGGCGGCGGCGTCGCCGAACACACCGAGGACTGAGAAGGGACTGACCATGTCAAACGACAAGATGCCAAACGAGTTCAAGCCATCGACCCGCCAGCAGCTGAAGCAGCTGGCCGTCGCGCACAAGGCGCTGCTGGAGGCGATGCCCGAGGCGCTGCATCTCAGCGCCGCCGGCGAGCAGGCGCGCCAGGACAGCCTGGCCGCGTGCCAGGCGATCATCAGCGGGAAGCGGTCCAATGCTGCTTAAGCGCATTTACCTCGCGCCGAATGACGGCGGCGGGACGGGCGGCGACGGTGGCGCTGGCGGTAGCGGCGGCACTGGCGGTAGCGGTGGGACTGGCGGCGCTGGCGGTGGTGGCACCGGCGGGACTGGTGGCGGCGCTGGTGGTGGCACTGGCGGCACGCAGCAGCCAGGGTTCCTGGCGCAATTCCCGGAAGCTCAGCGCGAGCGGTTGATGACCTTCAACCCCAAGGGGCCAGGCGACATCGGCGCCAAGCTCTTTGAGCTGGACGACCTGGTGGGCAGGAGCCGGATCGCGCTGCCAGGCGAGGACGCCACGCCCGAGGCGGTGCAGAGCTTCTATCACGCGATCGGCGTGCCGAAGGACGCCAAGGACTACGGCGACTTCAAGTTCGACAACGTCGAGCCTGACGCCAACATGGTGAACTTCGCGCGGGAGATTTTCCCGAAAGCAGGCGTCACCAAGAAGGGCGCCGAGACGATCGTGCGCAGCTGGAACGGCATGATGGCCAAGGTGGTCGGCGATCACCAGAAGGCGGTCGAGGCCAAGCTGCAGCAGGGCGAGGAGGCGTTTGCTGCGGCGCAAGGCGGCAAGGCGGCCGCCAGCCTCGACATCGTCAACCGCGCCAGCCAGGCGCTGGGCGTCGCCCCCGAGGCCTTGAAGGCGATCAAGGGCGCGATCGGCGCCAAGGAAGCAAACGAGCTGTTCCTCAAGATCGGCCACGCGATCGCGACGGATGGCGACGATCCGGAGGGCGGTGGCATCACGCTCCAGATCACGACCAAGACCCAGGCCCAGGCCGAACTCGACAAGATGAAGGCCGACCCGAACATCGCGGCAGCGATCCGCGATCCGAACCACAAGGAACACAAGGCCGCCAAGGCGAAGTGGGATCGACTGACCGACATCAAGGCCGGTTTCGACAGCTCGCGGCGGTAACGAAGGGGACGAACGATGAAGCCAGGCGAAATGAAGGGCGGGCTTAGCCCCGCTGAAATCCGGCTCTACTGCATGGACATGGCGTTGCGCCAGGCGCAGCTGACCGGCCGTGGCCACAACGTCGAGGGCGTGGCGGACCTGATCTTTCAGTGGGTTACGACCGGCCGCCGCGATCACCGGCCGGCGCCGCCGCAGCAACAGCAACAGCACGAGCCGGCGGACGATGCCGGCAAGGTTGGCGCCGAGGGCGCCGAGGGCAACGACGGCGCGGAGGCCGGCAAGGGGCCGGCGTCGCTGCGCCAGGCCGGGAGCGGCAACAAGGATTAGCGAGAGCAAGACCGAACGGTAACGGGCGGCCCGGCAATTTGGCCGGGCCGCCACAAGCCGCCGATCAAAGCCCTCGCGAACGTCGCGCCGAGACGTAAAGCGGCCGTGCCAGGCGTCGCGCGACACGCCGAGAACAGGGGCCGCAAGGCTTCTGCCAGACTTGCAATCCGGGCGCGGTTCCTGCGTCGGCCGGGGCGGAAAAGCGGGAGAGATACGGAACTCGGTTCGCTCACCTGATTTGGAGCGAAGCGACAATGAGCCAGCAGCAAGAGCTCGCCAATGCGATGACCTCGAAGTATTCGGAGTCGATCGAGCTTTGGGCGCAGCAGGAGGAGGCCGTTACCGAAGGCCTCTGCATCGAGGACAGCGAAAGCGGCGTCGAGAGCAAGTCCGAGGACTTCTTTGGCGTCACGACGATGCGGCGCAAGGACACGCGCAACACCGACCTGACCAAGTCCCAGGTCAACACCCGGCGCCGCTGGGTGTTCAGCGACCCCTACTACAACCAGGTCGCCGTCGATACGTCGGACAAGCTGCGCATGCGTGTCGATCCGACAACCGGCATCGCGCAGGCCCAGGTCGCGGCAGCGAAGCGGCAGAAGGATCAAATCCTGATCTCCGCAGCGACCGCCGTTGCCTACTCGGGTAAGACCTTCTCGACGGCCAACAACTTCCCCGGTGCCGGCACGCTCGCTGACGGCAATGCCGGGTTCACGCTGTCGAAGTACGACGACGCGGTGGCCTACCTGCAGCGGTACGGCCAGATGAAGCGCGACGATCGTATCTGGTGCCTGTGGACCGAGGCCGAGGAGGAGACGTTCAAGAACGTCCTCCAGGTGTCGAGCCGCGACTACACGACCGAAATGGTGCGCGATAAGGGCATCGTGAAGCGGTACGGCCTCGTCGATTTCTACCGCCTCGGCGATCTCTACGACGAGGACGGCACGCTGTCGCAGCGCATGCTGACCTACGGCACCGGCGACGGCACCGGCGGCGCCAACACCCGCACCGTCCTGATGGGTGTCAAGGGCGCGATCCGCCGCTGGACGCCTGGCGGCATCACCGGCGACGTGTGGTGGAACGGCGAAAAGCGCGAGTGGGACATCACCACCGAAATGGATTGCGGCGCCGCCCGGCGCCTCGATCGCGGCGTCGTCGCCATCAAGTGCATCACGACCGCGCCCTAAGCGCGTTCGGGCGATCGCCGGACGCCTAGCGCCCGGCGGTCGTTTGACCACCCTCCAAGGAGACAGACGACATGGCAACTCAACGTGGTACGAACAACCTGGCCTCGCAGCCGGGCACGGCGCCGGTGCCGATTTCCAGCGGCGACGGCGGCGGCAAGATGGCCTCCTTCTACGACGACTTCGTGGTGCCCGCAGGCGCGGCGCAAAACGACATCGTCATCATGGGGCCGAGCAAGGCGCTGAAGAAGGGCGATCGCTTCATCAGCTTCTCCCTCGACTTCGACGCCATGGGCGCCGGCGTCACGCTGCAGATCGGCGACGACGGTTCGGCTGGCCGCTACTCGGCGGCGATCGCCGCCAACGCAGCTGGCCAGAACAGCACCCGCGTCAACGGCATCCTCGGCTACGTCCTGACCCAGGACCGCGAGCTGCAGGTGACGATCGGTGGCGGTGCCCCGACGGCCGCCACCAAGTTCCGGCTCCACTGGAACGTCCTGCGGGCCTGACCTGGTTTGCAGGGCAGCGGCGGCGCGGCGGTGGTTAGTCCCTTCCCCCGCGTCGCCGCACCTGCAGCACAGAGCTGAACCATGGCAACCAAGTCCGACATCGCCAACCTGGCCATCGCCGCGCACAACGGCGAGTTCGTCGAGAACATCGACGGCGCGCCTGGCCGTATGGCCGAGGCGATCCAGACCATGTGGGCCTTGGCGCTGGAGGAGGCGCTGGCCGCGCATCCCTGGAAGTTCGCGCGCAAGAGCTGGCCGAACCCGACCGCCAAGCAGGCGGCGGACAATCCGGACCCCGATCGCCGGTTCGCGTTCGTCATGCCGCCTGATTGCGTGCGCGTGTTTGAGATACGGCCGCGCGACGACTTCGACGAGTGGCCTGGCTGCATCACGACGGACCAGCCGAGCGTGACGTTGATCGGCGTCCAGCGCGGCGGCGACATCGGCCGTTTCTCGGCTTACTTCTGCGCCTACTTGGGCGCGCTGCTGGCCTACAAAATCTGCACGCCGATCGAGGCGAGCGAGGCGATCCGCAAACGTTGCAAGGACGACGTCGCCGAGGCCCTGGCCAACGCCAAGACGGACAACGGCCGCGCCGGCGTCGTCAAGCGCGTGGCACCCGACAGCTTCGTCAGATCCCGCCTCGGCGGCGGTTTCATCCCGAGGTGATGGGATGCCGAATGTCGGCCTGACCAACCTGACCGCCGGCGAGGTGAGCCCCGACTTTTGGGGCCGGCCCGACACGGCGCGCTACGGCAACGGCTGCGTGCGGCTCGAAAACTTCCTGCTGACGACGACCGGCATGTACACGTTTCGCCCCGGCTTTGAGCTGATGGGCTTCCCCAAGGACACCGGCAAGGATTGCCTGCTGCGCCGGTTCCGCTTCTCCGACGAACAGGGCAACGTGATCGAGCTGGGCGAACTCTACGCCCGCTTCTGGCACACGCTCGGCCAGGTCGCCGATCGCACCACGGGCCTGCCGGTCGAGGTGGTGACGCCGTTTCCGGCCGACGAGCTGGACCTGCTGGGTTACTGCCAGTCGGCCGACTTCCTGTTCATCGTCCACGAGAACCGGGGAATTTTCACGATCCAGCGCCACGACCTGGAAACGTGGACCTTCTCCGTGTTCGATTTGATCGACGGTCCCTACGGCAAGGAGAACGCCGACACGACGCTGATCCTGCGCCTCTCGGCGCCGACCGGCAGCGACTATCCGATCGAGGCGGTGGGCTGGGCGGCCGGCAAGGAACCGTTCGGCGCCGGCGACGAGGGCCGGCTGATCCGGATCAAGGCCGGCGGCAGCTGGGCGTGGTTCATCGTCAAGACGGTTACGGACAGCACCCATGTCGTCGCCACGGCGCAGGCCGGCGCCGCACCTGGCGCGGCCGACTACAGCGACTGGCGCCTGGGCCTCTACAGCAACCGCCTGGGCTGGCCGAAGGTGGCGCGCATCCATGAGCAGCGCCTGGTCCTGGGCGGCCCGGCGGCGATCCCCGACCGCATCGACGGCAGCGCGATCGCCGGTTTCGACGACTTCGCGCCGCGCGATCCGCTGACCGACGACGGCGCCTACGCCTACGCGCTCGGCCAGGAGGGCGTCGATCGCGTCGTTGGCCTCGGCGTCAGCAACGACCTGATCGCGCTGACCGGCGGCGGCGAGAACCGCGTGTCCGGCGACAGCACCGGCGTCGCGATCACGCCGACGCAGGTGTGGCAAAAGCCGATCTCGCCGGACGGCGCCAAGGCCGGCATCGAGCCGATCAACACCGGCGCGGCCGTGGTGTTCGTCGATCGCTACGGCCTCAATATCCGCTCGCTGGTCTATGACATTCGGTTCGCCAACTACGGCGCCGACAACCTGACGCTGCTGGCCAGCCACATGGCGTGGCTGGCGCCCGATAGCCCTGGCTTCCAGGCGCTCGCCTGGCAGGCCAATCCGCTCGGCACGATCTGGACGATACGCGGCAACGACCAGCTCGCCGGCGCGATCTACGAGCCCAAGGAGAACGTGCTGGGCTGGCATCGCCATGTGCTGGGCGTGCCGGCCCTCGACGATCAAATCGACGGCGACGGCGTCATGGCGAACCCGGCGGCCGACGAGCCGCAGGTCGTCAGCATTTGCACGCTGGTCGGTCCGACCCACGACGAGCTGTGGGCGGTGGTCAAGCGCGAGCTGCCGGGCCGCACGCTGCGCACGATCGAGCGCATGGGCCGGCCGGCGCTATGGTTCACGCCGGCCGAAAACCAGTGCTGGCTCGATTGCAGCCAGCAGCTCAACAACACGCCCACGGCCGACCTGACGCCTGGCCAGGCCGAGGTCGGCGACGGCGTGCTGTTCCAGCTGTCGAACGTCAGCGGCGGGTTCGCCTTCACCGGGGCGAATGTCGGCGACTTCATCAAGGCGCGCTGGCTCGATCGCAACCCGACGCTGCGCGGCCAGCCGGTATGGCGCACCGGCGTCGCGGTCATAACGGCGATCAACTCGGCGACCGAAGCGGTGTGCAGCATCCGCCAGGCGTTCAAGAGCGGCAACGCGATCTGGAGCGGATCGTGGGGCCTCACGGTCAAGCGCGTGACAGGCCTCGACCACGCCGAAGGCCTCTACGTGACGGCGGTAAGCGACGGCAACGTGCTGGCGCCGGCGAAGGTGGTCAACGGCGCGATCGACCTGGCCGTGCCGGGCTGGGAGGTTCGCGTGGGCTTCCCCTATGTCGGCATCATGGTCAGCCTGCCGGTCGATCTTGGGCCGTCGCCGGTGATCGGCCAGGGACGCTGGGGCCGCGTCAACGAAATCAAGCTGCGCGTCCTCAACTCGGTGGGCGGCCAGGTCGCGAGCGTGCCCGAGCGCGAGGACGAAAAGGTGCGCTGGGAGCCGGTGCTTACCTACAAGGTCGGCGAGGCGGCGACGCCGATGCGGCCGCCGACGCCGACCAGCGGCATCAAGCAGCTGCAGACCGCCGGCGAGTGGACGCGCGAGCCACAATACGCCGTCCGCCAGACGCGGCCGATGCCGCTCAACGTGCAGCTCCTGGTGGCGCATGCCTACGCCCCGCATGTGCAGCCATGATCGAGCTGCGACCCTGGACCGATCCCGAGCGGCCGGCGGACGCCGGCGACGCGCCGCATGTGCGCGGCTGCTGGGAGATGGCGCGCCTGGCGCACCGGCAGAACGCGGCGGCGGTGCGCACGCTGTGGGACGGCGAGCAGCTGCTGGCGCTGGGCGGCGTCGTCGAGATCGTGAAGGGCGACGGCCTGGCGTTCTTCTGGAAGCGCGAGGCGGCGCCGGCCCGCGTCTGGCGCTTCGTGATTGGCCCGCTGCAGGCGGGCATGCAGATGGCGCACGAGCGCGGCGTGCGGACGATCGGCGCGATCGTGCGCGCGACCTGGGCCGAGGCGCTGCGCTTCATCCGTCGCCTCGGCTTCGTGTTTACCGGCCTGGCGACGGGCTTCGGCGGCGAGACGGTGCCGATGCTGCGCTACGTCCACCAGGTCCCGAAATTCGACGAGCCGCCCGTCGTCGCGATCGCGCTCTACGAGCTGGAGCGCGCCTGTCACGCCGCCTGGTGCCCCTCCCTCCTGGCAAGGGGGCTGCTGCGATGAATTTTGGAAACGCCGCTTATGGCGTCCACCGTCCTCGCTTCGGCGCCTGCTGGACCGGCATCGAGGAGGTCGCCATTGGCCTGGCGGTGGCCGGGGCGGCGGTGTCGGCCGTTAGCGCGATCGGCGCCGGCGCGGCCGCTTCGGCGCAGGCCGGCGTCAATGCCGCCGCGCTCCGTAACCAGGCTGACCTGGAGCAGCAGCAGGGCATCACGGCCTACATGCGCCAGAAGCGCCAGGGCGCGATTGATCGCGGCCGCTCGATCGCCGCGCTGGCCGGCAACGGCGTCGATGTCAGCCAGGGCTCGCCGCTGGAGCTGCTGGACCAGCAGGCCAAGGAAAACGAGTTCCAGGCCGAGCAAGTGAAGTTCCAGCACGACGAGCGCGCCTGGCAGATACGCATGGGCGCCGTCAACCAGGACCAGGCCGGCAGCGCGGCCGCCGCGCGCGGTATCGGCTCAGCGATCGGCACGACCCTTGGCGCCGGCGCCAAGATCGCGGGCCAGCTCGACCTGCTGGGAGAGGGCGGCGGCGGCGATGTGTCCAGTCCAGCGGGAGGGGCCGCGCCGCCAGGTGCGGTGCCGGGTGGAGTAACAACAGGATGAGCCGTGTTCCATTCGCCCAGGTGCAAGGCGGCGTCGTCTCGGTTGGCGAACCGCAGCTCGGCAGTCTCGACGCGGCCGCGATCAACAGCGGCGCCGGCGCGCTGGAAGGTATCGGCAGGGGCCTGTCGGCGGTGGGTGACGTCGTCGATCACATGGCCCAGGCGCGCGAGGCGCGGCAAGTCTCCGACGAGCTGACCAAGGCGCAGGACACGCTGGCCGATCATCGCATCACCCTGGAACAGGACAGCGACACCAAGAGCCGCGCGGCGAAGTTCCAGGCCAAGGCCGATGAGGTGCGCACAGCGGCCGCCGAGCGCCTGCCTGGCCGGGCGCTGGAAAATTTCAACATTCGTTTCAATACCATCATGCGGCCGATGCAGCTGCAGGTGAAGCAGCAGGCACGTTCCGAAGAAATTCAGCAGTTCCGAACCGGCCTGGCCGACGACCTGGACAAGATGGCGACGGCCAGCGTGTTCGCGAAAACCGACCAGGAGCGCCAGGCGGTCCAGGCCGAAGTGTCGAAAAAACTCGAGGACGCGGTGCGCACCGGCAACGTGACGGCGTTGGGTGCAGGCCAGTTCAAGAAGGCCTATCTCGGCCGCGTCGATGCCGCGCTCGCCGGCGAGATGATCCGCAGCAACCCGAGCGCCGCGGTGGCGGCCCTCGGTGACACGGAAAAATTCAAGTACCTCGACGCGGCCCAGCGCGTGGAGCTGCGCAGCCGGGCACAGCAGCGCGCCGAGAGCCTGGGCGTGCAGGCCCGCGCCGAGCTGCGCGCCGATGCCGGCGAGTTCATCGCCGACCTGCGCACCGGCGCGGCGACCGGCCAGCTGCCGGACGAGGGCAGCTACAAGCAGCTGATGGCCCGCGCCGGCGGCGACAAGTCAGCGATCGGCGTGCGCATCAAGCAGGCCTGGGACTTCGCCAAGAGCGTCGAGACGGACACCAGCGGCAAGACGATCCCACAGATACAGGCGCGGATCGGCGAGCTGCAGCGCGGCAGCGTGCCGCCCGACGAGACGAACTACAACCAGGCCAACGCCGACATGAAGCTGACGCCGCAGGAACAGGCGCTCTACAAGCGCCACCTCGGCAACGTCGCGGGACCTGGCGGCGTCACCAATCCGGACGGCTCGCGCTCCACGCTCTACCAGGCGAGCGTCGAACGCGACGGCAAGACCTACAACATCCCGACCGTGTGGGGCGGCAAGATCGTGCCGCCCGAGGAGGCCATCAAGCTCGCCGAGGCGCAGGGCTTCGATCAGTTCCCGAGCTATGGCAGCGCGGCCGAGGCCGAGGCGCGCTACGGCCGGATGCACGGCTACATGGAGAAGGATCGCGCGACGGCGACGCCGCGCGAGCTGCACGAGGCGCGCGCGCTGCATGCCGCGCTGCAGGCCAGGATCACGGCGCGCGACAAGGACCCGGCGTCCTATGCGCTGCAAAACTACCCGACGATCGCCGAGCAGCTGGCGACGGCCGACAAGCAGACGGCGAGCCAGGACGCCAACGAACAGGCGCAGGCGGCCGACACGCGGCGCCTGGCCTGGCAGGCGCTGCTCGACGCCCAGCGGCGCGAGGGCGTGGCGGAACATCGCCTGCAGCTCCTGCCGCACGATGCGGCCGAGGCGATGCGCGCCAAGTTCCTGACGGCCGAAGGCCAGAGCCGCGCCGACCTGGTGGACCAGGTGCGTGGCCAGTTCGGCGACCAATGGGACCGCGTCCAGGCGCAGCTGTGGCACGGCAAGCCGGCGCCGGCGGACGTGCAGGTGCTGAGCGCGCTGCCCGATGGCGCCAGCCTGCCCAAGGTCGAGGTCGCCGAGGCGTTCAAGGTCACTGAGGACCAGGCCAAGCAGGTCCTGGGGCCGCAGCGCATGACGGCGATCGACGAGGCGACGCGCGCGGCCGTCTCGGCGATGGCACCGACCTTCGCCCAGGCGCCGGATGGGCCGCGCTTCCTGGCGACGTACCAGACGGCGATCGAGAAGCTGGCCCGGCTCTACGCCATGCGCGGCGAGGGCGACGACGGCCGCGCCGCGCAGCGCGCCGCCGATCGGTTGTTCTTCGACCATTGGGAGACGGTGGGCACCGTGCGCGTGCCCAAGGTGGAGGGCCTGCCGGTGGCCGAGGCGTCCGCCGTGCGCGGCGCGCAGCAGACGGTGATCGACGCCATGCCCAAGCTGGAGCTGGCGACGCCGGCGCACGACAAGGGCATCACCGACACCCAGGCGCGCGACATGCTGGTGCGCTCGATCCGCAGCAACGGCTACTGGATGACCACGGCCGACGACAAGGGCATGGTCCTGATGGCCGGCCCTGGCCTGCCGGTGCGCTTCGCCGATGGCCAGGTGCTGGTGGTGCCGTTCGACAGCGCCAACACGATCGCGGCCAACCGCCAGGCTGCGCGCAACCTGACGCGGCGCGAGGTCGCGGCGATCGGGCCAGGCGGCGAGCAGCTGCCGGTCGAGCTGGGCCACGATGACGGGCCGCCCAATTCGGGCCTGCTGCCGCGCTGGCTGCGGCCCGACTACAGCGCGCTCGGCACGCGGGCGTTCCAGCAATCCGGCGGGAACATGCCATGAGCCTCGGCCTCGATCCGATCCGCACGGTGCGCGACGTAGGCATCGACCAATACCGCGCCGGCCTCGGCGAGTACCTGGGCGAGGTTATGTCTGACGCCTGGAACGCCGGCCCGCTCAGCCAGGCCGGCCGCGTGGTGCAGGCGAGCTACAGCGACGAGTTCGCGCGCGCGCGCGGCGAGCGGCTGCTGACGGCGCAGGAGGCCTCCGACCAGGGCCGCGATCTCGGCCTGCGCTTCGACCAGCCGATCGCGCAGGGCGCCTATGACGTGCTGGCCGGCGAGAAGCGCCGCCAGGGCGCGGCTGAAACGGTGTTCAAGCGCGCCCGCATCGAGCGCGGCTACGGCACGCTGCCGTGGTTGCTGGGTGGTGGCGCTGAGTTCCTGGCCATGGCGGCGGACCCGCTCAACATCGCCTCGGCCCTGGTGCCGGTGGTCGGTGAAGCGCGCTACGCCACATGGGCCGCGCGATCGGCGTTCGGTGCGACGCTGGCGCGTGGAGCGATCGAGGGCGGTGCCGGCCAGCTGCTCCTGGAGCCGCTGGCTGCTCTCGATCGTCGATCTCTCGGCGACGAGTATTCGATGCTCGACACGCTGATGAATGTCGGTTTCGGCGGAGGCCTCGGCGTCGCGCTGCATGGCGCAGCCTACGGCGCAGGTGCGGGCTTCCGCTTCATCCGCGATCGCTGGTCCCCTCCACCGATCGCGGACAGGACGGCTCCCTCTGCCCCACGCGGGGAGCCGTCCGCCATTCGCGCGGAGCCGTCCGCAATTCGTGCCTGGTCGGAGCCGGTGAAGGATGAGACGCCGCCGCCGCGCCAGCCGGTGGCCGAGCGCATGGAACAGCTGCGACCCGAGACGAAAGACGCGGCAATGCGCGTGGCCGTGTCGCAGCTCGCCCAGGACAAGCCGGTGGACGTGACGCCGGTGCTGGCCGCCGATCCCAACTGGCCGGCGATCAAGGCGGCGATCGAGCAGGACCATCGCACCGTCGTGCCCGAGCTGCAGGCGCAGACGATCAGCGGCCGCGAGCTGCCCTATGTCGGGCCGCCGGCGGGCTTCCAGCCGAGCGCGGAGGACCTAAAGCTGGCGACGCGCGTGTCGCGCGGCTGGGAGCCGGAAGTGCCGTTGAGGCGGCCGCAGTCGCTGGGCGATTTCGTGCGACGGGGCGGTGGCCTGCGCCAGGGCACACCCGAGGCGGCCGAGCTGACGGCGGCGGACGTGCATCGCCAGCCCGGCATGCTGCGCACGAAAGAGAACGGCCGCCAGGCCGATCACATGGCGCAGGCCGCGCACGATGCCGGCTACCGCTTCGGCAAGGAGACGGTGACCGGCAGCGGGGTCGATGTCGATGCCTTCGTCAACGCGCTGATCGAGGACGCGAGCGGTCGGCGCAAGCACTTCCCCGAGGACAGCTACACCGAGGCCTGGCATGTCCAGCAGGACTATTTCGCGGCGTTCCGCCAGGACCTGGAGGACCGTGGCATCCAGACCAAGGGCATGGAGCCCCGGCGCCTGGCCTGGCTGTTGGCGCAGGATCGCGACACGCAAAAACTGATGTCGCTCCTGGACCGCATCGACCAGCTCGGGCCGGACGCCAGCGCCGAGCTGGCCTATCGCCTTGATGCCGAGGCGGCGGCGGCCGAGGCCGAGATTGCCGCGCGCGAGGTCGAGCCAGGCGCGCGCGAAACTGATATGGTGGCGGACGAGCGGGACATACCGGCCGTCACGCTAGAGGAGCTGGAGCGGTACTATGCCGACCATGAAGGAGCTGCAGACCAGAGTGGCGAGGGGCAAGGCGCTCCTGGCCGGCGAGCTGCCGGACGGGGAGCGGATGAAGGTGGCCAAGCTGGTGCTGATCGACCAGGCCAGGATCGTGCTGCGGCAGAGGGTGCCGGACTTCGACGAGCGGGGGACGACGGAGCCCAAGGGTCCCAAGGAGCCGGCGAAGGGCTAGCCGAGTTCGCTGAGCGGCAGCAGGCCGCCGACCTTCACGCCGATCCCGACGCGCTGAGCGCGCGCGACCAGCGCCTGCAGGCCGAGGCGCGCGACACGGCGCAGCTCCTGGCCGACGACCTGCGCGACTACGGCCACGCCCTCGACGACGAGGGCACACGCGCCATCTTCGACGAAACAGGCCGCTTCTTCGATGAGGAAGCCAAGGCGATCGACGCGCTGGCGAGCTGCCAGCTGGACGGTGGCCGATGAGCTTCCAGGACTGCATGGCCGCAGTCGCCACGGCGCTCGGCCGGCGCATCACGATCGAGGAATTTGACGCGCTCTTTGAGCGCCTGGACGCCGAGCGCGGCCGGCTGTTCGCCGAGGGCTACCCGGCCGATTGGCTGGCGGCGGCGCGCACGGTGGCGCGGCAAATCGAGATCGAGAAGGCGGTCGCCCAGCGCCAGGTGATCCGCAACAAGCTGGTCTACCGCGACGGCATGTCCTTTCTGGCAGCCGCCCGGCAGACGGTGGACGCGGGCCTCGCCCTGGAGGCGCGCCTGGTCGGCATCAACACGCCGATCGCCGGCGGCCGCAAGTCGGTCGCGGCCGAGGCGCACGGCATCTACCTGACCAGCGCCGGCGCGCTGCTGGCCGATCTGCGGCGCCTCGGCAACGGCGATCGCCTGGTGCGGCTGTTCTCAGAGCCGAGCTTTGAACTCGACATCGCGAAGGCGCTGCGCGGCGAGGCGGCGCACCCTGACGCCGTCACGATCGCCGGCGCGATCGAGCGTGTGCGCGAGGACCTGCGCCGCCAGGAGAACGACAGCGGCGGCTGGCGAGGAAAACTCGATGGCTACGTGACCCGGCAGAGCCACGACAGCCTGCGCGTGCGCCGGGCCGGCTACGATCGCTGGCGCGCCGACATCCTGCCGCGCCTCGACCAGGCGCAGACCTTCCAGCGCCAGGAGGAGCTGCTGGCCCAGCTCCGGGAGGAACGCCGCCAGGTGCGCGTCCATTCGATGGTCGCCAGCGCCGAGATGGGCGAGACGCTGGCCGCGCTGCGCAGCGAGAACCGGCTGGACGAAAAGGCGACGGCGCGCGGCCGCCGGCTGTCGGCCGACGAGCGGCAGAGCGCCGGCCAGATCGAGGAGGCGCGGAAGGCCATGGCCGATGCGCTCGGCCGCTACATGGACCTGGCGCAGAAGGCCAGGGAAGGCGGCCGCGAGGCGGCGCCGCTGTTCGGCGAGCGCGGCACCCAGGACGTGAGCGGCCGCCAGCTCGGCGAGGCGCGCGTGGCGCTGACCCGTGCGCGCGAGCGCCTGGACGAGCTGCACCGCCAGGCGACCGCCGGACGCGGCCGCACGATCGAAAATGACCTGGTGCGCCAGCACCTGGCCGAGCGCGTCGAGCTGGCCGCCCAGCTCGCCGAGCGGGCCGAGCGAGCTGCCGACCTGATCGGCGAGCTGTGGGAGCGCATGTTCGAGTACGACAAACGCATCCGTGGGCCGGTCGATCCGGACACCTTCCTGCGCCGCATCTACAACTCGATCGCGGCCGATACCTGGATGCGCGGCGACAGCCAGGAGTTTCGCGGCCTCATGTCGGCGATCGGGCCGCAGAACCTGGCGCGCAAACGGGCGGCGCATCGCGAGCTGCATTTCAAGTCGGCCGAGGACGAGCTGGCCTATCAGCGCCAGTACGGCCAGGGCGGCGTCGCCGACAACATCATCCGCGAGATCGAGGGCGCGGCTTCGGCCATATCGCTGCAGCGCAATCTCGGCACCAACCCCGAGGCGATGTTCCAGCTGTGGCGCTCCGAGCTGCTGCGCGAGGCGAAGAACACCGGCGACAACGCCCTGGCCACGGCCGTCACGCGCCGGCGCCTGGACTGGCAGCTGGCCGAAGTGACCGGCGCGGCGCGCCAGGTCGCCAACCCGACCTTGGCGTCGCGCGCGGCCTCGATCCGCGTGCTGCAGTCGATGGCCAGGCTGGGCGGCGCCATGCTGTCGAGCTTCGGCGACGTGGCGACGGCGGCGGCCGAGCTGCGCTACCAGGGACGCGGCGCGCTGCAGGGCTACGCCGACATGCTGGAGGGCATGTTCCGGGGCCGCCGATCGGGCGAGCGCCGCATCGTCGCCGACCTGCTGGGCGTCGGCTTTGAGAGCCTGAGCGGGACGGTGCTGGCGCGGATCGGCGGCGAGAGCGCGCCACCTGGCGGCATCAGCCGGGCCGCCGCGCTGTTCTTCCGCCTCAACGGCCTGTCGTGGTGGACCGATGCACACAAGACGACGGCCGGCCTGGTGCTGTCGCGCTACTTCGCCCTGCAGCGCGAGCATGCCTTTGAGGCGCTGCCGCGCCCGACACAGCGCACGCTGACGCAGTACGGCCTCACGCCGGCCGATTGGAACGTGCTGCGCAGCGCGGCTGTCCATGCCGCCGAGGACGGCGTGGAGTTCCTGACGCCCGAGAACGTGCGCCAGATACCGCTCGGCCAGTTCATGGCGCGATCGACCGACATCGAAAATGACGTGATCCCGTCCGAGCGGGTGCTGCGCGAGGCGCGCGATCGCGTCGCCGGCGCCTATGCCGCGCTGATTACCGACCGCGTCGATCATGCCGTGGTGACGCCAGGCGCGCGCGAGCGGGCGATGGTCAACCTGGGCACCGAGCGCGGCGACTACCTGGGCGAGGCGCTGCGCTTCGTCATGCAGTTCAAGTCCTTCTCGGTGGCGATGATGACGCGGTCGATCGGCCGCGACCTGCATGGCGGCGAGGGCGGCCGGCTGTCGGCCACGGCGCGCGTCGCCTGCATGGCGTTCCAGCTCGGCGTGTGGGGCTACCTGGCAATGAGCGCCAAGGAGCTGCTGGCTGGCAAGAACCCGCGCGATCCGTCGAGCCCCAACACCTGGGCGGCCGCGCTGATGCAGGGCGGCGGCCTCGGCATCCTGGGCGACTATGCGTTCGGCCAGTTCAACCGCTTCGGCCAGTCGGCGATCGAGACGGCGGCGGGGCCGACCTTCGGCACCGCATCGGATCTGATGAGCCTCTACGCCCAGGCGCGCGATCCCGAGGGAGCGGCCGCCGGACGCTACGGTCCCGGCCTGGCCGCCCACGGCCTGCGCTTCGCCGCCAGCAACACGCCGTTCGCGAACCTGTGGTGGCTGCAGCCGGCGCTCAAGTACCTGGCGCTCTATCCGGTCCAGGAGGCGCTGAGCCCTGGCTACCTGCGCCGCACCGAGCAGCGCATCCAGCGCGAGAACAAGCAGACCTTTTGGCTGTCGCCGCAGGAGGCACCCCGCCTATGAGAACACAAACGACCAACCGCTGGACCTATGAGCCGAACGGCGTCCAGGTGTCGTTCGCCTACGACAACCTCTGCCTCAACGCCGCCGACATGCAGGTGGCCTGGATCGACAGCCTGGGCAACGCCCTGGCGCTGCCAGGCTACCAGGTGACGGGCATGGGCAATCCCGCCGGCGGCGCCGTGGTGTTCAACAGCGCGCCGGCGATCGCGGCCGGCTCGATCCTGGCGCTGGAGATATTCCCCTCGGAAGTGTCCGGCGCTCCCGACCCGTCGGACTTCAAGCAGGAGCCGGCGGCTGCGCGCGGCTATCGCTACGACCAGGCGCTGATCCTGGGCGCGCATGCGCGCTACCTGTTCCGCCGTGCCATCCAGGCCAGCCCGTTCGACGACGACGACGCGCTGGTGATCCCGCCGCCCGACAGCCGCAAAGGCATGGCGTTGCTGTTCGACGCGATCGCGGGCCAGCTCACGGTCGGCGCGCCGCTCACGCCTGGCGCCATGGTGGTGGCGGCGTGGCTGATCCCGCGCCTGGCCGATGCCAATGCGGCGGCGTTCCTCGGCAACCTCGGCTTCTCGGCCTTCGTTCGGGGGCTGCTGAACCTGGCCGACGCGCCGACTTTCCGGACGGCGATCGGCGCCGTCTCGGCGGTGCAGGTCGAGGCGCCGCCGCAGGGCCGGCTGACGCTGCTGACCGGCGCCCCGGTGATGGCGGCGGCGCAGACCGGCCGCACGATCGTCTACTACACGCCGTATGTCGGCCAGCTCGTGCCGATATGGGACGGCGCGTCGATGGTGCCCACGGTGTTCGCCGAGCTGCAGAACGACACCACGCAGGCGGCGACCAACAAGGCCGGCCCGGCGGCCGTGGGCAACAACAGCAACTATGACCTGTTCGTGTGGAACGACGGCGGCACGATCCGCCTGACGCGCGGGCCGGCCTGGTCGTCGGACACGGCGCGCGGCGCCGGCGCCGGCACGACCGAGCTGCAGCGCGTGCAGGGGCTGTGGACCAACAAGCAGGCGATCGCCAACGGGCCGGCGGCGAACTTCGGCACCTATGTCGGCACGGTGCGCTCCAACGGCGCCGCGCAGATCGACTGGAACCCGATGCCGGCGGCGAGCGCCGGCGGCAGCAACGCGATCCTGGGCGTGTTCAACGCCTACAACCGCGTCCAGGTCAACGGGCAGAGCCAGGACAGCACGGCATCGTGGACCTACAACCTGGGCGTCTGGCGCGCCCTCAACGCCAGCAACGCCAACCGGATCAGCTACATCGACGGCTTGGCCGAAGTCGCGCCGTCCGTGACCAGCGAGGCGTTCTGCAGCTCGACCGGCATCCACTACATCGGCGTCGGCCGCGACAGCATCGTGGCCACGCCGCCCTTGGTCGGCACGACCTGGAGCACCAACGCCATGGCGATCGCCGCCGGCGGTTTCCAGCCGTCGCTCGGCTTCCACTACCTGCAGGCCATGGAGACGGACGCCACCGGCGTCGTCTCCACGGTGTTCGGCAGCGGCAACCCCGGCGGCGTCGCGGCCGGCGCACAGCTCAACACTCTTTCCGCGCGGCTCTCGCTCTAGGAGGACACATGACGACGCAGACCATCTTTACCAACGACCAGCAGGACCCCCGCCTGCCGGTCCAGCTCTATCAGCGCACGGCGGGCGGCCTCCTGGTGCCGGTCGATACGACCACGCCATTGCCGGTCGCCCCACAGCCGGCAGCGGCGCCGGCGCTGACCAGCGCATACTCGCGGGCCAAGATCGACGTGGCCGGTGCCGGCGACAACACCCTGGTCGCCTTGGCAGCTGCGCAGACCATCCGCGTGTTTCGCATCCTGCTCACGCTCGTGGCGGGCACGATCAAGTTCCGCGACGGCACGGGAGGCGCCGACCTGACCGGGGCAATGTCGCTGTCGGCCATCGTCCTCGAGAGTAACGACGGCAACCCGCTCTACATCACGACGGCCGGCAATGCCTTCGTCGCCAATCTATCCGGCGCGAACCAGCTGTCCGGCACCGTTTGGTACACGCAGTCGTAGGAGCGGGCACATGAGCATGATCGCAGCCGGCGGTTCCGGCATCATTCCCGTCTACGCCTTCGCGTCCCTGCCGGCCGCCGGCATCATCGGCCGCCAGGCGTTCTGCTCCAACTTCGGGACCAAGGGCAACACGCTCCAGGACGACGGCACGCGCTGGAAGCCGCTCAACGGCCAGGCGCTGCTCGCCAGCCTGGACGCCGATAGCGGAACCGGCGGCGCGGCTGAGACGATCATGTTTCAGTACCAAATTCCGGCCGCGCTCCTGCAGGTTGGCGATCGGCTGCGGCTGCGCCTGACGATGTCCAAGAGCGGGACCGCCGAAGTCGGCAACATGAAGTTCCGCATGGGCACGGCGGGCACGACCTCGGACACCCAGCTTTACAGCGGCGCGGGCATCATGAGTGCGCCCAATCGCACCATGGCGGTCGATCTCGATTTCAGGGTGGCGTCGGCAACCTCGCTGCAGCAGCTCTCCAACAACGCGGCCCAGAGCTCGTCGATCGGCTACTCGGGCAACGGCAACAACGCCTACGGCGCTGCGGTCACGATCTCCAACATTTCCAACGCCCTCTACTTCACGGTCAGCGGCCTAACGGTGGTCGGCACAGACACCGTGATGCTGCGGGAAGCGGAGCTTTGGTACGCCTCAAAGGCCAACTAGCAGGAGCGACGACATGAGCGACGACACAGTAGTAGACGGCGATCCTCGCCAGCAGCCGGCCGTGCCGCCGGCGGTGGACGTGGTCAAGGTCGATGCCGTCACGCAGATGGTGACGGTGGTGGCGCACCAGGTCATGCCCTACGAGGTCGATGACTTCATCGCGCGGCATCACGACGACGGCGGCGACTACCGCCAGGCGACCGCCGGACGCTACAAGGACGGCGACGCCTTCGGCGGCTGACGATGAAGCGCAAGGGCAATCACTCGGCCGTCGATGTGCCGCCTGGCTGCATCGGTGCCTTTGCGCGTGGCCGGCGGCCGTTGATCTCGCCGCCGGTGGACAGTCCCACCGTGCGACGGATCAAGCGCATCTACCAGGGCGCCGGCAACCAGATTGCCGTCGAGACCTACGAGCCGCACAGCTTCGACCCGGCGAAGCCGACAACCTGCCGCGCGGCCGGCTGGGACGGCGCCACCAACCGCATGCACCGGGCCAACAACTGGACCGGCACCGGGCCGGTCTACGGCCCGCTGCGCGATCCCACGCATGGCACGATCGACAACGTGAACGGCCTGCCGTTCGGCGGCGATCCGTGGGCGGCGCTTACCATCATCGACGATACCAACGTGCTGTTGCTCGGCTCGATCTGGAAGCTCGATGCGGTCAACGACCCGGACCCGACGTTCCTCAACGGCTTCATTCACCAGGGCACGATCGACGCGCACCCGACAATCCAGAAGGCGATGGACTATATCGGCACGCGGCCCGGCATGATCCGGGGCGGCGTCGGCACCTTCGTCCTGAAAACCGGCGACCATGACTATGCGCCCAATGCGCACTTCGTTTGGGAGGGGGCCGATCGCGAACTGACCACCGTTATCATGGATGACTGGCGCAACACCGGCATCTGGTCGATCAAGAAAAGCCACTGTGCCATCCGCAAGACCTGCTGGATCGGCAACTCGCGCTTCCAGGGGCACCCGCGCTACATCATCAAGACGACCTCGACTGCCGAGACCAATTCAAATTTCAACTTTCACTGCACCGACAATTACATTTGGGACGTGCCTGGGTATGGCACGAACAACGGGCATCCTGGCGGCAAGAACGACCTGTCGTACATCGGCAACACGATCGTCTACTGCCTGAACGACGGCACCGACATCAAGGGGCCGCAGAACACCAACCCCGAGCTGGGCGAGCGGCCGCTGTTCATGAACCACCACGTTGATGCGTGGGGCATGGGCAGCGTCGGCCAGATGCGCGCGGCGCCGGTGCCGATGGCGGCCGATCCGGTGACGACGGTGGCGGACGGCCGCACCACCATCGACCTCAACGTCACGCAGAAACTCTATGTCGGCCAGCGTTCGACGTTCTCAGGCTTGACGGGAACCGGCGGCATCGCGGCCGCCAACATCAACGTGTCGCGTCCGGTCAAGGCTGTGGTCAAGCACGCCGGCTACTACACCGTCACGATCGACGTGGGCGTGCAGGCGGCGGCCAGCATCACCGGCGGCGGCGCGGCCGGCTCGTTCATCGCGCCGGCGATGGACGACCAAAAGCCCGCGATCGACGTGCGCGGCCCCAAGCCGCAGCTGATCCGTGTCAGCGGGACGATCCGCAAGGCGCACGCGAACGGCGTGCGCCATCGCGGCGGCAGCGGCAACAACGGCAATGGTCGCGGCGGCGACCTGGGCATCGACCAGAACGTGATCCTTGAGAACGTGACGCCGGCCGACGAGGACGACGGCAGCACCAAGTTTTTCGTCACGGTGGCCAAGAACGTCACCCTGCAGGGCATGACCGCGATCGGCCGAGGGCGCGGCTTTATGATCCAGTCGGACGCCGACAACTTCATCGGCCGGGGCCTGCGTGCGGTTGGCTGCGACCTGGGCGGCAGCTTCGACTGCGCCAACATGGACATCGAGGCGGCGGCGATCGGCTGCACGACGGGCTTCCAGGTGGACGGTGGCAAGTCGAACAGCACGGCGTCGATGCCCGATGACTGCTTCACCTTCACGAAGAACAGCCAGACCGTGTCGGCCGCCTTCCCTGGCCACCCGTTCCACAACGGCGACCAGATCGCCTTTTCAGGGGTCGAGGTCACGGCCGGCGTCGATCTCAACAACGACATCGACGCCAATCCGTGGACGGTGGCGGTGGACGACGCCAACACGTTCCACTTCTCCAGCAACCAGACGGCGATCGCCGATGCTGCGGCGGCTGGCGGCGAGGACCTTAGCTACACGGTGGCCGGCGTCTCGCATGTCGCGACCGGCCAGCTCAAGGCCCTGACGCAGGGCTGCACCACCGGCATCGTGCGGACGGCCAAGTCAACCGTCCAGGTCCTCAACTCGCGCTCGGTCGGCGACACGCTGAACATCAGCGACAACACCGGCGGCACGCTCATGGGGCCGGGCAACGACGGCTATCCCAACAACGACACCGTCATCGACTTGGTCGCCGACCTGGTGCTGACGAGCGCCGACAGCGGCAAGGTTTTCCGGCTGCCGTCCAACGCCGTTACGGTCATCAATCTGACGCTGCCGCCGCCGAACAGCGGCGGGGGTAATTCGATACGGGGCTTCAAGTGCCTCGTCCTCTGTGGCGCCGGTGCCGGCGGCGCGACGCCGACGATCGGCACGAAGGTCAAAACGCCGACCGGCACCATCAACAATTTGAACAATTCGTCGAGCGCCGGCGGCTTCATCGTTTCCGGATCGAATGGCGCGCGCATGGAAGTCAACTGGCGATCGGACACCGGCTACACGGTGGCGCCGCTCGGCACCTGGACCTTAGGGTGAGCATGGCGACGATCAGCGCGATTACCTTCGTGGGCGCCCGGCGCGACATCGTGACGTCGGACGCTGCCGTCCACCACGTTCAACCCGATGCGCCGCCGGCCGTGGCCGATCACGACCTGGCGATCGGCGCCGAGTATCCGTTCGTCGATGACGGCGACGGCAATGCGCAATCGGTGAAGCCGTGAGGAGAACATGGACATGACCGCTGTTCCGGAACCCGGTCAGAGCGGGCTGCTGTACGTTAGCCGCGTGCCGCTGGAGCTGCGCCGCGGTGATGGCCTGTCGATCGTGGTCACTGACCAGGCCAGCGCGCCAGTGCCCATCCCAGGCGCGCCAGGCGACATCCTGGCCGTCAGGGTGAGCGGGCCGGCGGACGTTTGGTTTCGCGTGGGCGAGGCCAATGAGTACGCCACGCTCGCCTCCAACAAGGCCGACGAGGATCTGTGGCTGATCCCGAACCGGCCGCACTTCACTCACATATCGCTGATCTGCAACTCGGGCGACCAGGCCCTGGTGACGATCAACTGCTACGGGCGCGGCGAATGAGCAGCGAGTGGGGCTCGATCGTCGAGTGGAGCGCGCTCGGCCTGTCGGTGGCGGTCGGCGCCGAACGTGTCTGGACCTGGATCGGCCGGCACAAGTACGCCACGCGCGACGAGCTGCTGGCGTCGTGCGACCTCGTCAAGGACGCGCACCATCGCATCGACCTGGTCGAGGAAAAGCTCAAGAGCTTTCCCGGCTACGAGAAGTTCAACGAGCTGAATACCGGTATCGGCGCGCTGCAGCAGGGCCAGGCGCGCAGCGGTGCCTGGCAGGAAGGCATCAACCGCGAGCTCGCCCGCATCCACGAGACGCTGGGCCGCCTCGACGAACGACTGAGCAACAAGGAGAGCTGACGATGATCGACAGGTATCGAAGCGAGATCGAGGCCCCGTTGAATATCCAGCGCGGCGCCAAGGGCATCGGCGTCCAGCGCGTGCAGGAATGGCTGGGCTTGAAGGGCCACGGCGTCGAGATCGACGGAGACTTTGGCCCGGCCACCGAGGCGGCGTTGATCGCCTACCAGGGCGAAGTGTGGAAACAGACCAGCCCGAAGTTCGGCGCGCTCGATGCTCCGACCTGGAAGAACCTGGCCGGCGACCTGATTTCCGCCAGCGCCTTCGTGACGCCAGGCCCGACGTTCGGCGCGACGGTGGTGGCCCTCGCCCAGGCGCACCTGGCCGCGAAGGCGCGCGAGGTCGGCGGCGACAACTGCGGACCATGGGTGCGCCACTACTGCCGGGGCCAGTCGGTCGCCTGGTGCCAGGGCTTCGCCTCGACGATGTGGAACGACGCAGCGCAGCTGGTCGGCAAGGGGCCGGTTCTCGACCTGGTGATCGAAGGCATCTGGTGCCTGTTCGTGCCGACCGTGGCGGCGGCCGCCAAGCGGTGCGGACTGTTTGTGCCGGGGAGCGCGGCCTGGTCGCCGCCGCCTGGCTCGATGTTCCTGCTGCGCGGTGGTGCCTACGGCTACCTCCATGTCGGCATCGTCGAGTGGGCCGACCGCGACATCATGCGGACCATCGAAGGCAACACCAACGAGAACGGCGGCGCCAACGGCTACGAGGTGGCGCGGCGCACCCGCATGGTCGCCTCCTGCGATTTCGTGCGCTCCGACTGAAAGCGGGGAGAGCGCCGGCCTCGCTCCCTCTTACCGGCGCGACAAAGGAGAAGTGAGAATGGATTGGATCAAGGCACGGCTGGCTGAGCCCAGCACCTACGCGGCCCTCTCGGGGCTGCTCGCTGCCGTTGGCGTGACGATCGGCCAGGGTAGCCTGGCTGCGATCGGCGCGGGCATCGCGGCTCTGTTGGGCATCTTCCTGCCCGAAAAGTCCTCGTGAGCTGGGCGGCGATCGCCGCCGCTGTTCTCAAGGGGCTGGCGGCTCTGGCCGAATGGTTCCAGAGCCGCCAGCAGATTGATGCCGGCAAGGCCGAGCAGAAGGCGGCGGACCAGGACGCGGCACAGAAGGAAGAAAGGCAAGCCCATGACGTGGCGATCACTGTTGGCGGCGGCAGCGATGCTGCCATTGACGAGCTGTCTAACGAGTGGACCCGACCCCGCGCCAAGCCCTAGCGAGTTCTGCGCGATCGCCGAGCCGATCATCCTCGACCCCGACGACAGGCTGACGATGGCGACCAAGCGCCTGGTCGTGACCCACAACGAGAAGGGCAAGAAGCTCTGCGGCTGGAAGCCGCCGGGCGCACGACCAGGTTAACCAGCTCCTGGCCGCTTCATCACGGCCAGCGAGGCGCCGATCGCGCTCCACGCCGATCGCGCGTTTCCTCCCTAGACTTGGGCCGCTGGGCAACCGGCGGCCCTCTTTTTTGGCATGCAACTATTGGCCGGAAAGCGGTCGAAAACCGGCCGAAGGCATAGGACCGGCAGGGCCACAAAATGCAGGCGGCGCGGGCTTTTCCGTGAAGGCGCGCGACCGCCTCAAAATCAGGTTCTCGCAAGGGAGTGTCCGTTCGACTCGGACCGGGGGCACCATCCTGAAACGCAAGCCGGCCAGTGTTTTAGCGGTGCCCTACGAAATCCACAGAGGAGAACGAACCGTGGCGAAAGTCCTATGCCTCGGTCCTATGACTTGAAACATGCAACTCAAGTTCGTTCTGCTTGGTCCTTGGCGATGCGCTCAAGGGCATCGGCGTGGCGCAGCGTGCGATTGAAACTGGCATCAGATGCCGTCATGCCCTCGCCGCGCAGGGCTGGCGCAAGCTCGCGAAGTCGCGCCACGATCTGCAGTATCTCGGCTTTGGCCTCTCGGTTGGTCCTCATCCCTCGGCCTCCTTCGCCTCGTGGGCCAGGCGGATCGTGAGCGCGGCTGCGGCCTGGTCGGCGGTGCGCGCGTTGTAGCACTTCATCACCTCGTCGATCGTCGCCAGCTCGTGGCCGGTGATCGAGGGGATCAGCTCGCGCGGCACGCCGGCGTCATGGTTCAACGTGATGCAGGTGTGCCGCATGGTGCGCATGGTCAGCTTGTCGGTCGGCAGCTGCAGCGGGTTCGCGGGGTCGATGCCGACGTAGTAGTTGGTGGCGAAGGCCGGATGCTTGGCGCTCAGCTGGTCGCGCAGGCGGTTGAACGCCTTGCGGAAGGTGCCCGGCGATCGCCACGGGCGGCCGTCGCGATCGTGGAAGAACGTCGCGGCCGTGACCGTGCCGCGCCGGCGCACGGCGGACGCCACGCGCGCGGCGAGGGCCGGCACCTTTTTCCACGGCAGCACCAGCGGCCGCTCCGTCTTGTCCTGGCGGAAGGCCAGCAGCTCCTGGTCGAACACGTTGGCCGGCCAGCTCAGCCAGTCCTGCTTGCGCACGCCGAGCCAGGCCATCATCACCACGGCATCGCCGATCGACGGCTCGCCGACCTGGTCGGCCATGGCGACGAAAGCGTCGATCGCCTCGCGCGGCCACAGCAGCAGGTTCACGGTCGGCAGGCCGAGGTCGAGCTTGACCACCGGGTTGGCCTCGGGCGGCACGAAACCAGGATGGTCCACGCTGTCGTAGCAGAGGCGCACCTTGCCGAAGAAGGCGCGCATCGTGCGGTAGCAGCTGTGCATGCCGGACCAGCCGCCGGCGCGGCCGCGCGCCAGCAGCCACTTGCGCACGACGCCTGGCGCCAGGCGGCGCCAGTAGGTGTCGCCGAACTTCTCGACGAACAGGCCGAGATAGATGCGGTATTCCTTCTGCGTCTTGGCATCCTTCGCCAGGAACAGCTCATGCACCAGGTAGTCGGCGACCATCGCGCCGATCTGGCCGGGCTTGTAGTGGCGCTGCGGGGCGCGTCGTTTCTTCTTGTCATCGACGACGCGGCCCAGGCGGTCGATGCGCCACGGCCCGGCATCGGCCGCGCCCTGGCGCCAGGCGGTGTAGATCGCGGCGATCGCGCGGCACGCCTCGGCCGCCTTCAAAGGGTCGGCGATCGGCCGCTCGTACTCGTCATGCAGGCGCACCGTCGCCCAGCCGGCGCGCCGGTCGAGCTGCTTGGGTGCGAAGTAGTAGCGCGCCGATCCATCCTTGTTGGACTGGACCAGCATGTAGGGGGCGTCGAGCTTGGCCATCGGTGGGCGAGGCTGCACGACGCGGAGGCGAGGGGTCAAGGTCATGACTTCCTCGGGGTTTCGCGTTGGCGCGTCTCTCGATGGGTGACGCCCAGGCGGCCGGCCAGGCGCTCCTCGATCGCGGTCTGCAGCAGGGCGCTGGCGCCGGCGGCAACCTGCAGCGTGACCTCGCCGCTGCGGATGCCGCTGCCGGGAGCGTCGAAGGTGAAGTAGACGCGCACGGCCAGGAGGCTGTTGTTGCCGATCAGCGGCAGCAGCTGGTCGTGGATGGCGGCGCCCCAGCGGGTGCCGAAGCGTTTGGCGATTTCCTCGGCGATGCTCATAGCCAGGCCCTCGCGAGCTTGGCGCCGATCGAGGCGACGCGCGAGCCGGCGTACATGCAGCCTAGGATGGTGATGGCGACCAGGACGTAGGGCGCCGCGAACGAGGCGAAGTTGCGCGCGCGGATGCGGGCGCGTCGAGCTGCGATGGTCATTTGTTCAGTTCCTTCAATCGTCTTTTGAGGCGCTGAACGTCGCCCTCGGCGGCGCCGGCCTCGGCTTCAAGGATCACGGTGTAGTCGCCCTCGTCCCACATGGCGCGGGCCTGGATGGCGACGCAGTTGAGTTTGCCGGCGATGACGCCCAGCTCGCGCTCCAGGCGCTTCTTGTCATCGACGGTGAAGGCCGGCCGCGCGGGGCGCGGCGGCGGGCGGTCATTGATGCTCATGCCGGGGGCGGCTCCTTGCCCTCTGCGCGCGCCATCCAGTAGCGGGCGGTGGCGATGATCGTGAGCAGCGGCGTGCCTACTTGGAAGATGGCCGTGCCGATCTGGACATCGACCGGCAGCTTGTGCCGGCGCAGCTCGTCGTCGGTGGCGGGGCGCGGATCACTCATGGTCCGCGTACCCGTTCTGCCGGCGGCCGCCCTTCGGCCCACGCCTGCCAGGCGTGGGCTTGAAATCGGGCGGCACGTTCTCCGGGTTCTGGCCGGCGCTCGCGATCCAGTTGACGACGGCGACCAGCGACCACCGGCCAGTGTCCACCGGATGCGGGAAGCCGGCGGCGTACAGTCGTTTGCGCACGCGGCTGTGATCGAACCAGCCGGGCTTGCGCTTGAACATGCGGCTGATGTCGGCGCTCGTCGCCGTCGTCGGTGCCAGGCTGGCGATGGCGGCCTTGGCGTAGGCGTTCATGACGGCGCCTTTTCCAGGCGCACGACGGCCGAGCCGAAATCGAACGGCTTGCCATCCTGGTCGTCCTGCCACTGGCTACGATCGTAGAGCGCGGTCCAGTTTTGCGCCCCGCTGGTGCGACCCATCGTGTGGGTCAGCTGGCTCCATCCTTTGCAGAGCCACGCCTGTCGTCCGTTGTGATACATGAACAGGGCATCTGCCATCGGTGCGGCCCACGCTGGCGCCTGAGCCAAGTCGATCGGCGCCACCGGCTTGGGGGGCGCGGGCTCGGCCTTGAAGCGGTCGTCGATCGCCTTGAGCATCTTCGCCTTCGGCTTGAGGACATCGCCGGCAGCCATCCCAGCGCGCTCCAGCTTCTTGCAGGCCCACTCGACGAACGAGCGCAGGGTGCGCGCGTCACTTTTCCAGGCGCCGACCAGGACGAATTCCAGGCCATGGATGAAGCCGGCGGCCAGGGCCTCGTGGTTCGTGTCGTACTCGCGGACGCGCTGCTTGGTGTCGAGATTGGCGGACCAATGCCAGCTGACGCCGCCCGTCTTGGTGCGCCAGCGTTCGTCGCCATTGTTGACGTAGCCGTGGGTGTCGGCAAAGCGCAGCAGCTGTACCTTGATCGAGCCCTGCGAGCCCTTCCACTTGTACCAGGTGCTGCACACCTTGGGGTCCTTGCGCTTGGCGGTGCCGCCCTCGGCTTTGGGTATGAAGTCCTCGATGTGAGACTGCACCGGCGCCTCGGCGTCGGCCTTCGTCTTGGCCTCCTCCTTGGCGTCGGCGATCGCCGCGCGTATCTCGTCCTCGTTCAGCTTGCCGTCGCAGCTCTTGGTCACGAGTGCGTTCTGTTGCTTCTCGTCCTTGCAGGCGGCCAGGGCGATCGCCTGGCTGATGCTGATGCGGCCGCCGATCAGCGCGTTGCGCGCGCCGACGTGCAGGCCTCGGCCGACGCTGGCCATTTCCTGGACCCAGCGCCTGCCTCGGCCGATGTCGTCGGCGATCGCGTCGGTGCCGACGCCGTCGTTGACCAGCTCGGCGATCGCCTTGGCCACGTCCCAGGGATGGAGGTCGGCACGCTGCATGTTCTCGACCAGCTGCAGCACCAGGCGCTCGCGCTCCTGCTTCGGGTCCTTGACGATGACCGGCACCGGATGCCGGCTCTTGGTGCCGTGGATATGGACCAGGGCGGCATGGCGGCGGTGCCCGGCCACGATCAACCAGGCCTGGTTGCCGCTGTCGGGGTATTCGTAGCGGCGGACGGCGAGCGGTTGGATCAGGCCATGTTCCTTGATGCTGTCGATGAATGGCCGGTCCTGGGTGACATCGAATAGGGTGCGCACGTTGTTCGGATCGGGCACCAGGTCACACAGGGGCAGGGTGCGCACGCCGGACGCCGGCGCGCCGGCCAGCTCGTCGAGCGAGAGGTCGAGGCCCTTGGCGATCTGCTGGGCCACGCTGAATTTCAGGTCGGTCTGCTTGCCCGAGCGGACCCGGCTGATGATGGCGTGATCGACGCCGTCGATACCCGTTACCTTGAGATCGAGCTGCGCCATGCGGCCTTTCACAACCGCTGCGATGGATGGTGTTGCCATGTGGGTAAGTCCCTTTGTCCAAGAGCGGCCGGAAAGTGGCCGCCAGGGAATTACTCTCATATCGGGTTATTCGGAAGCAAGTGAATTAACCCGAAAAACGGGATAGGCTCAACGACTTATCCCGAAAACGTTAAGTGCATCGTCGGTGATGGTTGTTAGAGTGTTCGCAATTAGACAGCGAGAGGAACACATGCGGACAACGGTAGCGTGCATCGCTTTGGTGGCGATCGTGACACTGGCTGGCCCTGCCTGGGCTCAGTTCGATCGCTACGTCGCCCCGTCTGCTCGGCCCTCATCGACAGTGTCGCCGATCTACCCGCCGGCCGCGCCGGCGCAATCGAACACCACAACGGTGTACGTGCCTACCAACGGGGGAAACAATGGAACGATTGACTACGGCCGAAACGACCGGCTGACGCAGCCAGCGCCGCGCTAACCTAGCTCGCCTTGCGCAGCGGCGTGGGCTCGATAAACAAGGCCTGCGCCACTTTCACCAGCTGCTCGCGCTCGCGCGGTGTCATGCGGTCGTACAGCGCCAGAAGCTCGCGAGCGTCGGCGCTGATCCTCATGCCATCGTGCATCAGCTCCTCGGGCTTGATGCCGAGCGCGATCGCATAGATTTCCAGCTGCAGGAGATCGACCTGGGCGATGCCGGTTTCGTGGCGCTGGATCGTCTGCGCCGGGATGCGCGGCCGCGTCTCCTTGCTCAGCCTGGCCAGCGACCAGCCCTTGCTCTCCCGCTCCTGTCGGATGCGGTTGTTGATCTGGGGCATGGGCGACTGGCGCGGGCGACCACGGGGCATCACCAGAATATGCGCGCCGCCCGAATAATTCGGCTCGGCAAGATTTCGGGTTAATGGGTACGTCACCGTACTAGACATTAACCCGTTTTTCGGGATATATGCCACCTACTAGGTATCGTGGCACGTACCGAAAAACGGGATATATGTTGTGAAACTCCAGCAATATCGCAAGGAAAACAAGCTCACTCTGGCGGCGTTCGCAGAGCTACTGAACGCCAAGACGAGTGGCGAAACGATCTACCCGAGCGCCATCCAGCGCTGGGAGACGGGCACCATCCCGCGCCAGGAGAACATGCGGCGGGTGATGGAGGCGACCGGCCACCAGGTCACCTTCGCCGACTTCTACGATGAGCCCAAGCGGAGGGCGGCCGGGTGAGCGGCCGCTGGCCCGTCGTCTACTGCAACGGCTGGCCGGCCCGGCTGGCGGCGCGCCGTCCGAATGGCGTGCTGATCGAGGGCCTGCTGAGCGACGGCACGCCCAAGGGCGTGTGGAGCGAGGTCACGATCGCGCGCCTGGAGCTGCGGCCGCCGGACGCGGCGCGGCTCGCGCGCATGATCGACGAGCTGCCGGCCGCCGAGTTCATCACCGATCGGCCGGCGCCGGATCGCGACCAGCTGAGCCTCTGGTGGATCGACGAATGGAAATGACGAGCTGCGGCAGCGCAGGTGGGCAGGCTATGCCCCTGATTGACTGGCTCCTAGACGGCCGGGGGCTCTGTGCCCTCGGCCGCTTTTTCGACCAGGTCGATCCAGTCCTGGCAGCTGCCGCGCTGGCGCTCGGCAGCTGCCTCGTGGCCTGCGCCCTGCTGATGGGCGGCAAAGGCTACTGGTGATGGTGCCGGCCTTGGTGTCGATCGAGCGCCTGAACGAGCTGCTGAACGATCGGCTGGAGGAGCTGCTGACCGAGCTGATCGGTGGCGCCAAGCGCGGCCGCCAGTGGTACGCGGCCAGCTCGCGCGACGGTGGCATCGGCGACAGCCTGCAGGTCGGACTGTACGGCCACAAGCGCGGCAAGTGGTTCCACCATGCCGCGACCAAGGGCGGCGACACGCTGGGCCTGATCGCCTACCTGCGCACCGGCAACGACATGAGGCGGGCGATTGCCTGGGCCAAGGATTTCCTGGGCGGCACGGTGCCCGAGGACACCGAGGACAATCGCAAGCTGCGCGAGCAGCGCGCCAGGCTGCACGCCGCCAAGGACAAGCGCGAGCGCGAGGCGGCCGAGGGCCGGGCGCGCTACACCTGGTTCAAGAAATCCGAGGACATCAAGCCAGGCTCGCCGGCCTGGTGCTATCTCGATCGGCGCCTGCAGGGCAACCTGGTGCGGCTCGGCCGCATGCCGGGGTGCCTGCGCTACGTGCCGGCGCTCTACAACGCTCAGCTCGATCGCGAGCTCCCGGCGATGGTGGCGGCGATCGTCGATGCCAGGGGCAAGATGGTCGGCCTGCATCGTACCTACCTGGTCGAGCGCAGCGATGGCTGGGACCGCCTGCGCGCCAGCGATGGCGAGGGCAGGGACGGCCGCGAGCTGCTGGGCAAGAAGGTGCTGGGCTCCTGGCGCGGCTGCACGATCCGGCTGTGGGCCGGCAACCGCGTCAACACGCAGACTGGCGAAGTGAAGAAGGGCTTGCCCTGGCCGAAGCTGCCGCCGCGTTCGGCGATCTTGCTGACCGAGGGCATCGAGACGGGGCTTACCCTGGCGCTGGTCATGCCGGCCAGGCGCATCGCCTGCGCGATCGGCGTGGGCGGGTTCGTCGAGGTCGAGCTGCCGGCGTGTTTCTCCGACGTGACGATCGCGGCCGAGAACGACGGCGACAACATCAACACGGCCGCGTCGATCGAGCGCGCCAAGGAACGCCACGCGGGCGCCGGCCGCACGCTGCACATCGTCTATCCGCCGCCAGGCATGGACGACTGGAACACGGTGTTGAAGGAAATGGGGAGGGCGGCGTGATGGTTGTGCGACTGATCGTGTGCCTGCCGATCGGCGCCTGCGGCGGCGCGGCCGCCGATCGGGCGGCGACGACAGCTTATTCGGGCTATGTCGATTGGCTCGCCTTGCTCATGTTCTCGATCGGGTGGTGGTGATGGCGGACCAGGCGGGCGACGACGATCCATTGAAGCGGATCGCCGGACTGTTCCAGGAGCGTGAACGCCAGGCCGAGACGGTGGTGCCCCTACCCAAGCGCGAGGCAACGCCGGCGCCCGACCAGGACGACGAGCGACAAGGCGGCCGGCGGAAGAAGAAGGCCAAGGAACCCAAGACGCCGCGCGCCTATATCGAGCTGGGCGACGACTGCCCGGTCAAGCCGATCGGCGTCAACGGCAGCGAGTATTATTTCCTCGACGCCCTGCAGCAGCTGGTCGTCAAGCATGCCGACAAGCTCAGCCAGAACGGCGTGGACGATCTGTTCAAGCACTCGCACGCGCAACGCTGGGCGGATGCCAACTTTGGCCGGATCGGCGAGGGCGGCGTGTTGAACGGCATCGACCGCGATCTGCTCAAGCGCGCGCTGATCGCACGCTGCGGCGACCTGTCGATGAACGGGGTGTTTGATCCTTCGGGGCGCGTGCGCGGCGATGGTGGCTGGAAGGACGAGGCCGGCCGCCTGGTGTTCCATTGCGGTGACGTCGTCCTGGTCGCCGATCACAACGGCAAGCTCTACGAGCGGCCGCCGGGCGTTCACGATCACCTGATCTATCCGCGCGGCCAGCAGCAGATGCGGCCGAGCGCGGTTAGCGATGCGCGCCAGGGCAAGGGCGGCCCGGCCGAGGAGCTGCTGGCGCTGCTGCAGTCCTGGAACTGGCGGCGCGGCGGGCTCGATGCGCTGCTGATGCTGGGCTGGATCACGCTGGCGCCGGTCGGCGGCGCGCTGCGCTGGCGGCCGAGCGCCTGGATCACGGGCGACATGGCGACCGGCAAGTCAACGCTGCAGGAGCTGATCTATCTCAGCCAGGGCGGCCGCGCCGGCATCATCCAGGCGGCCGACGCCACGGGCGCCGGCATCTGGCAGGCCCTGAAATTCCGTTCGCTGCCGGTCGCGCTCGATGAGGTCGAGGCGGGGACCAACAACGAGCGCAAGGAAAGCATCATCAACCTAATGCGCATTAGCGCCTCCGGTGCTCAGCTGCGCCGAGGCGGCAGCGATCACCATGCTGTGGAGTTCAACGTCTACGCGCCGTTCCTGTTCTCCTCGATCAACGTGCTGCCGTTGCCGCCGCAAGATGTCAGCCGGCTCTGTTTGCTCGAGCTGGCCGAGCTGCCGAAGGGCGCGACCAGGCCGAAGCTAGATCCTGTGAAGCTCGGCCGGATCGGCGCGGCGCTGCGGCGGCGGGTGATTTCGGCCTGGCCCAGGTGGGAGGAACACCTGGCGCCCTGGTGGGAGCCGATCGGCGCGGAGTTCTCGGCCAGGACGGCGGACACGTTCGGGTTCCTGCTGGCCATGAGCCACATCGCCATGTGCGATGATCCGGCGCATCCCGACGTGGTCGAGGAGACGATCGCGCCGCTGATCCCAAGTCTGCGCGAGTGGCAGGCGATCGCCGGCCGCGACCATGAGCTGATGCTGGGCCACCTGGGGACGTACCAGCTGGAGCCCTACGATCGCGGCCAGAAATTCACGGTGCGTCACCTGGTCTATTGGGCCAGCGCGCGCGCCGTCGCAGCGGCCAGCATCCCGACCAGCGGAGAGGAGGCCGAGCTGTTCGCGCAGCGCCACGGCCACCACATCGACCGATCGAAGGCCGGCCGCGCCCTGCGCCAGCACGGCATGGCCGTGATCCAGTCCAGGATCGACGGCGAGGAGGGCAAGGAATACCTGGCGATCGCGTTCCGCCACGCCGCCTTGGCTCGCATGTTCCGCGGTACCAAGTGGCAAGACGGTGTGTGGCGCCAGTCCGCAGCGCGCACGCCAGGCGCGACCAGCCGCAAGGTGCGTATCGAGGCCGGCGCCGAGGGCGCCGTGCTGGTGCCGATCGACGCCATGCTGGGCGAGGTCGATGGGTAAAGGGAAGTGACCCAGCGAAGGAGAAGGGACTATGACGGAATTTCTGAAACAGGGCGGCGCTGACGGGGTGATACGGCGTGTGCCGCCTGGAGGCATCGGCATCGCTGATCGGTCGGACGCTAGTATTCAAGAAGCGCCGGCGGAACAGGCGATGGGCGGCAAAGTCTTCATGGCGACCGAGGAGCCGATCACGCTGCATGGTCTTGGTTTCCTCCAGGTGCCGCTGGCTGGCGACGATCGGAGGCGGTTGCATGTGTGGCATCCAGAGCTCCCGCGTCGGCGCTGCTTCGCGCACTCCAGCATCCATAACCACCGCTTCGGGTTCACCTCGCAAGTGTTGGTCGGTGTGCAGATCAATCGAAGCTATCGAGTGACCAATGTGGACGACATGGTGAGGGCGACGCACGTGCCCTATCTGCATGAGGGCGAGCGCACGCCCTATGGCAATCGGCCCTGGCTGCCTGGAGTGGCGGTGCGTGTGTCGCTCGTGCAGCTGGAGGAAGTGAAGGCCGGCCAGAGCTACGAGGTTGTGCCGTACGCTTTCCACTCGACGGAGCCAGGTGGTGACGGTCGCGTGGCCACAATCATGAGCAAGACCTATGAAGGGCCACACGGTGCGCAGTCTCTGTGCGCGATCGGAATAGGTCCCGATGTGGATTTCGACCGGAAGCAGTGGCCGGCGCATCGGCTCTGGTCGATCGTGCGCGAGGTTTTGGAGGGCGCTACTCGCTCTGCTGGCTGAGCCTGACAGTCAGCGCCTCGATCGCCAGCTCATAGAGGCGATCGAGCGCTGGCTGCTTCTCCAATCGTTTGATCGTGCGAATGCTGACCTGCAGCTCGCGGGCCAGCTCGTCCTGCGTCAGGCCGATCGCCTGGCGCCGTTCACGCAGCGTTGCCAAGGTGCAGCTCCTCGCGCCATTGGTTGATGCTGTTGCTCGTCCAGTCGCTGAGTGCAGCCAGGTCGAGCTGCTGCCAGCGATCGTGCCAGCCACGCAGGAACGAATGGCTGGCGACCAGGATGCAGATTACATCGGCGATCGTGGGCGGAATGGCCACGCCGTTCGGCTGCAGCATGCCGCGCAGGTTGCGCTCGTTCAGACGCAAGTATCGGGCAGCGGCTGGGAGCCAGCCGCTGCCGTCGTCGTTCGCATAGAGCCAGCGCAGCAGCGTGGCCAGGTCGTCGCTCGTCATAGCAACCTCGGCTGATGCGCCGGCGGATCGGCCGCGCGCTCCTGGCCGAGCATTACCACGGTGATCTGCGCAGTGTCCTGCACCTGGTAGGCGTCGGGCTCGCCGAGCGTGCCAGGCACGAGCTGGACCAGGAGCTGGCCGCTGAGCCCGCGCTGCCGACCGACCTGGGCGGCCGTGCGGTAGCGATAGGCGTGGTTAGCGCCGTGCCTGGTCGCGATCTCGGCCAGGCTGTACGTCACCACGCGCCCGGACCCATGGCGGACCAGCAGTACGCGCGGGTCGTCGGCGTAGGGAAGGAACGTCACCTGGCGCTCGCGCGCCAGGTGGTCGGCTCGTTCCGCTGCGATCCAGGCGGCGGTCATAGCAGGCTGCGCTGATCGGCGCCGGCGGTCACGACCAAGCGGCCGCGCTCGCGCAACGTCGTGTAGAGCGTGTGATGATCGAGAAGGAGGCGCCGCAGCGCCTCCTTCGGGACCTTGACCGTTGTGCTGCTCGGCCGCGCGTCGTTCACGAGGCGTTGGAGCTGATGCAGGTCGGTATCGGTGGTGGCGATGGCGTCGGTCATGACTAGGCGGCCAACGGCAGGGGCTCGGCGATCGGCGCCGGCAGGCGATCGAGGAGGAAGGCGGTCGCCTTCTGTGCCTGGCTGGCGGCTGTGAAGATGGCGCGAGTGTCGTTCTTCAGGACCTTCAGCCAGCTCGCCAGGTACTGCGCGTGATCGTCGCGGGGCTCGTTGTCGATGCCCAGGCGGCCGCAGGTGAAGGCGGCCGACAGTTCGGCGATCAGTTCCTCGGCGGCGTAAGCCTCGTCGCCGAAGCGGCCGCGCAGGCTGCGATTGCAACGAGCCTCGGCGCCGGTCCAGTGGGCCAACTCATGGAACGTGGTGCTGTAGTAACGCTGCGTCGCCGTGCCTTCCTTCGTGTCGATGAACCGGAACCGTTCCGGCAGCACGACCAGGTCCTGGCTGGGACGGTAGTAGGCCCGCGCGCCCTCGTGGCGGATCGTGGCGCCGCTGGCCGCGATGACCTGGTCGGCGTGCGCGAGGCGCTGAGTGAGGTCGGTCTGCGGCTCGGCCGCCTCGGCGCCAGTCCAGCCATCGACCTGGGCGGCATTGAACACTGTGAAGCCGAGGCCGACCATGACCGAGCGGCCATCCTGGCTGGCGTCCGCCGGACGCCTGCGGTCCTCGACCTGTTTCCACTTGATGCAGGCGGTCCCGTGTTCGCCCTTCCGGACCTGCGCGCCAAGGGTCTGCCATTGCTTGTACGTCGCCCAGCTCGCGGTGGCGTAGGCCATCGCCTGAGCCTCGGCCCACAGGACCAGGACGTTGGCGCCCTGGTAGCCGTTGCCGGTGCTGACGTTGATGGGCATGCCCTCGGAGCTGGCGCCCTTGCGATGCCAGGGCATGCGCCAGTCCTTGGCGTTGGCGCCGGCCTCGATCGCCTGGACAATCCGGCCGGTGATTTTGTCGTAGATGCTTTGCATGGTTGCTACCTCTGCTGCTGCGACCGGTTGGATTAACCGCGTCGACGCTAATCATGGTGACAAATTGGCACCTTTGTCAAGAGGGGATGCGGCGGCATGTCGCACTATGCTGCAGCCAAGCACGCCCAAACCCTTTGCTTATCAATGAGTTGCGGCGCATGCTCGCTGTCCTCGGCGCATCGAGCGCGCCAAGGCTTTGTTGCCGACCAGGTCGGGGGACGGCAACAGCAACAGCAACAAGAATAACCGGCCTTTCCAGTCACTTAGGGGCATTGTTGCCGTTGTTGCCGTTGTTGACGGTGGCTCTATGTGTGCGCGTGTGCGCGCGAGTGCATAGGCGAATGCCGGCAACAACAGCAACAATGGCAACAATAGATATTATGTAGATATATCAATGTCTTAGCCGTCCACCTGTGTTGCCGCTCTGTTGCTCTGTTGCCGCTCGCTTCAACCCGCGCGGCGAATAAAAAAACGGGGAAATATGCCGGCGGATCAAGAGGCTAAGCGGTCTCCAGAGGAGAAGAACGGCGCGACCAGGACGCTCCTGGGCGAGGCGCTGGGCAAGGCGCTGCAGCGATCGGACGGGGAGCAGTTCTCGCTGTTTGATCCGGGCGACCGGATGCCGGACGACGACCAGGTCGGCGACCAGGGCGAGGCGCGAGGGGCCGGCCGGCCGCCAGGATCGCGGAACAAGGCGACCGAGGAGCTGCGCGCCTGGGCTCGCTCGCGCTTCGGCGATCCGGGCCTGAAACTCATGGAGCGCATATTCGCCGATCCGAAGGCGCTGGCCACGAGCCTGGGCGCGCCGACAGCCTGGGACGTGTGGAAACAGCAAGGCGATTGGATGGTGCGCCTGCTGCCGTTCTTCTGGTCGGCGATGCCGGCCGAGCTGAAAGTGGAAGCGACCAGGCACCTGGCGATCGGCCTGAGCGTGGCGCCTGTGCCGGCTGGCGATCGCGAGCTGGCTGGCGACCCGTTGGCGGTTCTCTTGGAATTTCAACGGCTTAGCTCTGCTGCTGCTGGCCAGTCCTATGCCGACCAGTCGCAGGAAACGCTAACTATTGAAGCCACTTCAAAGGGTTAGGGGCATGGCACAGCCTGATTATGTAGCAGTCTCGACGGCCGCCGGACGCTGCGAAAACGGTGCAGGATCGCGGCGACTGGATGGGACCCACGCGGGGGGCCTTGCCCCCATGCGCGCGCGCTCGGCCCTGCGCCCCTCTTGCAGGATTTTTTCCCAACCAGCCGGCTTCGCCTCGTGACCACTCTGTTGCGTCCCTGGTCGCCGCCAGGTCCAGTCGCTGCAACCGCCTTCGGGGCGTGGGGTTCCATGGTCGGGATCATGGGGCCACCGGGTTCGGGCAAGACCGGAACCCTGATCGTGAAGGCGATGGCCGGCGCCTTCCTCCAGCACAAGTGGACGGACGGCGTCCGCCGTGCGCGCCTGGTCGTCCTGTCGATCGACTACCGCCGGCTGTGGGGCAACTTCCTGCCGAGCTGGTTTGAGTGGCTGCCGCAGCACGACCCGGAAAGCGGCATCACCTGGACAGGGGCGCGGGGCGGTCCGGCGCTGCAGGTCATCGACATGAAGGATGCGGCGACCGGCGAGCGCGCGATCCTTGAAGTGCTGTTCATGGCGGTTGGCGACGACTGGAGCGAGGACGCCATGGAAGCCCTCGCCGCCGGCGTGCAGGCGACGTGGGTATGGTTCAACGAATGGCAGAACCATCCGCGCATCGCCTGGGTCAAGTTCGGCCAGCGCATCGGCCGCTACCCGCGCGCGGCCGACGCGGAGGTCGTGGCGCCTGGCCGGTGGGCCGACCTCAACGCCGGCATCGTCGATAGCTGGCAGCACGCGCTCTGGATCGGCGGACACTTCAAGCGCGGCGTTCACCTGTTTGAGCAACCGCCGGCGATGCTCGGTCCCGGCCGCTTCAATCCCAACGCGGAGAACCTGGCCAACCTGGCGCGCGGCTACTACCCGCTGATCCTGGAGGATATGCCCGAGCATGAGATCGAGCGAAAGATGTTCAATCGCTGGGGCCGCCGTCTCGACGGCCTGCCGGTGTTCAGCTTCGACGATCGCGCCCTGGTCGCGCAGAGCGTCATAACGCCCGACTACCGGCGCACGCTGTTGTACGGCGTCGATGCCGGCCTCGATCCGGCGCTGGTGTTCGGCCAGCGCATGGGCGATGGCCAGCTTCGCCGCCTGGCCAACGTGGTGGCCGCGCGCCACGGAGTTGGGCCGAAGCGGTTTGGCGTCGAGGTGGCGGCGATGCTGGCCACGCCGCGGTTCATGCCGTTCATGGTCCAGAAGAATATCCGGGGCAACGGCGACCCGGCGGCCTTCCACGGCAACGACAAGGAAGATCCCGACGACGCGCATTGGATGGATCGCTTTGCCCTGGCGGCCGGCCTGACCGGCGACATGCGGCCACGGCCGGCGCCGACCAACCTCTTGACGCCACGCCTGCAGGCGGTGCGTGACACGCTGGCGGTCGAGGAGGGCGTGCCGCGCGGGCTGTTCGATCCTGAGAACGTGAAGGAGCTGCGGCGCGCCTACAACGGCGCCTATCGCTACCGCAAGCTCCATGTGACCGGCGACGAACGCTACGACCTCGAGCCCGAGAAGAACGAACCAAGCCACGTTGCCGACGCCGACCAATACCTGGCGCTGATGGAAGGCGGCTACGAGGCGGCGATGGGCCGCGATCGGTCGATGCAGGGCAACGCCGTGATGGAGCTGCTGCAGTCCAAGGGCATGCTCGGCGGCAACCTGCTGCCGGGCGATCGTGGTGGGCGGCAGCGCGGCGGTCGCGCGCAGTCTGGTCCGCTCATCATCGGGCGATGACGGTTCGTTTCCTCCTGGTCGCGATCGACGACGCCAAGCCGCTCGGCCCGCAGCTGGCCGGCGCCAGGCTGTGGGGCATCAGCTGGAAAGTGCTGAGCGAGCTGGCCGGCGGCATGTCCACCCGCCACCTGCAGCGCCTTACCGAGATGTCGCATTTTTGCGACCGACAGGCGGTGCAATGGCAAGCGACACTCCCGGCACCCTCAAAGCCCGAAAGTCCCGGAGAGGACGATGTAAATGGCCGGCGTCCTGTTCCCCTCAATGCCGTCTCAGCAACAGAGCAGCGCGCCGACGCCCCCGCAGCAGGACGACAGTGCCCAGCTTGAGGCGGCACGCAAGGAGCGCCAGGCCGACGCCCTGGCGACCGGCCGCAGCGCCACGATCCTGACCGACTACGCGCTGGCGATGAAGCAACCCAACACGCTCAAGCCGACGCTCGGGGCGTGATGATGGCTGGTCACTTCGACGATCCGGACCTCAACTCGTTCATGCGGAACATGGGCTGGAGCGGCCTGCCGGCACCGAGGAGCAACAGCCCAGCGCCGACCGCCGCCGCGCGCGCACCGGCGACAATGCCGGTGACGGGCAGCGAGACGCAAACCGGCGCGCCGGCATCGCCGAGCCCGGCGGCCGCGAGCCGCGCCCAGGGCCTGGTGTCCGACTACGCGCTGGCCAGCAGTTCGCCCAACGTCCTCAAGCAGACGCTGGGAGCCTGACATGCCGGACGGTTCGGTGATCTCGCTGCGCGGCGCCCAGGTGCCCGATGCCGCCGAGCTGGTGGCGCGATCGCAGGCGGCGTTCACAGGCTCGTCGAATTTCCGGCAGACCTGGGAGCGCGAGCGCCAGGTGTTCCTGCCGGACGGTGCGCCGTTCTTCTTCTCCAACATGACGCCCGGCCAGCGCGATCGCCAGACGATCGTGGACACCTACCCGCAGTTCGTCGCGCGCGTCGCCGCCACGTTCAAGTTCTCCTCGATCATCAACGGCGACAACGATTGGGTCGCAGTCGAGGCGACGGGCCAC